CTAGAAACAATAAACCAACTTGGGTACCACCATCAGTATTAATGCCAGGTGTTATTGCATTCAATGACAGCGTGTCAGCTCCATGGTATGCCCCTGCAGGTTTGAATAGAGGTGGTTTAACGGCGGCTACTGATACATATATAACATTATCGCCAAAACAAAAAGGCGACTTGTATGAAGCTAGAATTAACCCAATCGCAAACTTTCCTAATTTAGGTATTGCTGTTTGGGGTCAAAAAACACTTCAAAGTAGACCTAGTGCATTAGATCGTGTAAATGTAAGACGACTATTAATTACGGTTAAGAAGTTTATTGCGTCATCCACTCGTTTTTTAGTATTCGAGCAAAACACTAATGCAACCAGAAAAAGATTTGAAGCTATTGTTAATCCATATTTAGAAGGCGTAAAAAATCAGCAAGGATTATTTGCTTTCCGTGTAGTAATGGATTCTACTAATAACACTCCAGATCTTATCGATCAGAATATATTATACGGACAAATTTTCTTGCAACCAACAAGAACGGCTGAATTTATTATCTTAGATTTTAATATTCAACCAACAGGAGCACAATTCCCTGAATAGTATATTTTATTATAAAATAAAAAAAAGAGGTAGGCGTCGGTCTACCTTTTTTACTGTACATAATATTTATATAAAAAAAAGGATATAAATGCCATACGATATTAATGATAAAAATTTAGAAGGCTTTGTTAACGGCGCAAATTCACCTACAGGACAAGGCGTATTTCCATCATCATTACAAGATTTTGGTACAGAAAATGAATTTTATGATGCTGCATATTCATGGGAACCAAAATATACAAATCGTTTTATCATGAGTATCGGAACTGATTTGATACCAGCTTTCTTGATTAAAGCTTCTGCAAAACCATCTGCAGCAAACGGGGAGATTGCATTAGATCACATCAACGTTCAAAGATATGTAAAAGGAAAAACAGTTTGGAATACAATAAGTATTTCTGTGTATGATGCTATTATTCCAAGTGCTGCTCAGAAAGCAATGGAATGGTTTCGTTTGCACCACGAATCCGCAACAGGTAGAGATGGTTATTCTTCAATGTATAAACAAGATGTAACACTTCAGCAATTATCTGGATTGGGTGAAGTGATTGAAGAATGGACATTGAAAGGAACATATTTATCAGATATTAACTTTGGTTCATTAGACTGGGGTACAACTGATGCTGTAATGATTGCAGCAACATTGAGATATGATTGGGCGTTCTTGAATTTCTAAAAATATATAATTATATATTATTAAGATGGGAGTTTCGGCTCCCATTTTTACTGATCTTATATTTATAATAAAGTTATAATATTATAATAAGGAAAATATGTCAAACGTATCAACAAGAGTTTCAAACAACAATTTAATTGAATTAGCCAAACAAAATTACGAAAAAGCCCAAACATCAACGATTCCGGGGGTCATTGTGCATTTACCAAGCGGCGGGAAAGTATACCCAAAAGCAAATCCATGCAGTGAAGGAGTTTTAGAAATGCGCCATATGACTGCATATGATGAAGATATTTTGACTAATGGGTCGTATATTAAAGAAGGTATTGTTTTTGATAAATTAATAACAGCCTTGGTTATTACTCCCGGATTCAATGTCGACACATTGATCGAGCTAGATAAAGAATGGTTAATTATCTCGGCTAGAATAAGCGGATATGGTGCTGAATATCCTGTAACAGTTAAAGCGCCAAACGGCAAATCTATTTCAGAAACAATAAATTTAAACAAATTAAAACCACCTACATTTGAATTAGAATCAGATAACAATGGTGAATTTGATTATGTGATAGATGATACCCATTCAATTAAATACCGATACATAGCATCATCTATTTTAAAACAATTACCAAATGAATCAGCTGTTAGCTATTTCTTAGAACAATCAATTCGGGCTATCAACCAAAATAGGAATCCAGAATTTATACGAAATTTTCTACGAACAACGCTTACTCCGGTACAATCTAGAAAATTTAGAACTTATATACAACAAACGATGCCAATATTAAAATTAACATATGAATTTTCATATGAGACTACGGAAGGCAGTAAGGAGGCCTTCCAGTCTACATTTCCAATTGGATCAGACTTTTTTTGGATTTAAGCCAGCAGATCGCGTTATATTACACGAAAATTTATTTGATTTAATTTGGCACGGCGCCGGCCGGTGGACATTCGCAGATGTATACAATATGCCCATTCCGATGCGACGAATGTGGGTCAAAAAATTAAATGAAAAGTTGCAACCCAATAATTCAAGTAAGTCTACTGATCAGTCTAATATCGCAAAACCTCCTAGGTAAATATTTATAATAAAGATGATTCGGCAAACATGAATATTGACCACGATAAAATATTAAAATTAAAATCTAATCGTATCAAGCTAGGTTCGGGACTTGACGATTTAGGCAACGCACTCGCAGGAGCTAGTAAAAATATATATGATGCAGCTACCGGTATCAACTCACTTCAAGCCGGTATACAAGCAACTATCGGCATCACCGATCGGCTTGCTACTCTATTATATAACGTAGCTAAAAATGCTACTGCGCTCGAACAACGATATTCGGCATTAAATACTACATTTGGTGTATCAAGTAAAAGTGCAGCCCAGTTTGGATATCAATTAGAAACAATATCTGCCGAGTTTAAAGTTGGCATTGAAACTACTATTAAGTACGCCAAAAATTTAAATACTATAGCTGCTGGATTTGTTGGCGGCGATAAAGCAATAACTGGTTATCGTAAAAATTTATTCGAAGCACAGAAAATAATGGTTACCCAATTAGGGGTAACAGAAGTAGCAGCTGCCGGCTATGAGTTATATGCATCCACAATTGCTGAATCGGGTAAGGGGCAATTAGATAATCAATTAAATATTGCTGCAGCAATTGAAGACACAACTGGTATGACTGGAACATATCGTGATTTGGTTCAAGATATTGGAAATTTATCAGCAAATCTTCAAATACAGTTCGGCCGAATACCAGGATCATTGGAATTAGCAGTATTAAAATCTAGAGCCTTAGGGTTGTCAATGTCGGATTTAAATAAAACGGGGGAAACATTATTAAACATCGAACAAAGTGTTGGTAATGAATTAGAATACCAAGCATTAACTGGTCGTCGATTAGTTAATGATCAGGGCGAGAGTTTAACTAATTTGTATCGAGAAGCACAATTCCGGGGAAATGCAAATGACATGGCAGACATAATGAATCAAATTCTTGAACAAGAGGGTAAACACCTAGAAACCAATTTTATGGGACGTCAGGCTATGTCTAAACTTCTTGGAATTGATGAAGCCGTATTATCTCGGTCTATCCAAAAGAAAAATGTATTAGACAAAATGCAAGACGAGCTGGGTGAAGACGTTTTTGCTATGACGCCAGAAGAGTTGATTGCTGCATCTGAACGGATGAAGGATAAACTTACAGCTGATGAAAAGGATGCAATTCAAGAACAACGTACAACAGATCAGCTAGTGTTAGCTGAAATGAAATCATTGAATAGTAATATTGTAAAAGCTGTACTAGGGGATCGAGAAGATGTACTAGGGGAGCGAGGAGCTGCGGCAGCTGCAAAATTGGTCGGGGATACAAGATCAGACGTACAAGGTGCAGTGGGTAATATCAAACAGTTTCAAGAAGCAATTTCTGGACCGGGGTTTGCAGGTTTCATTGGCGCTACTCAGCAATTTGGCGTAGCAGTTAAAGAGACTAAGTCCTTATTAACTGATTTTGCAGATGTAATTCCATATATAGGTGATAAAATTGCAAAATTAATTCCAACGTTTATTACGAAACTCGTCGACGAAACAAGCAAATTGGCCGAGATTGGAAAATCTAGAAACAAATTACCCGTCGACGATGGAGGCCCCGCGTCAATTGCCGCAAACGATGCTGTAATTCAATTTAACCCACAAGACAAATTCATGTCAATCGCCGGCGGTAATGCCATGATTGCTGGAACGAATGCCGGCGGTAACCAAGCACTAGCAAACCAGTTAAGTGGTGGCGGCGGTATAACTGACGATCAAATAAATAAACTAGCAAATTCCATTGCCTACGCCATGAAAGGGGTTACTATTACAACAGATTCATTATATCAAGCAAACAGTGTTAACGGGGACAGATTCGCATGAGTACAATTTTAGACATAACAAATAATCCTGCCAGTTCATATCCATATGCATTCGGAACAGTTCGTAACAACACAAATGTTACCATGGATAATATCGGAGGATTATTATTTCAACGAACCACCGGATTGGCGTCAACTGCAATTGCATCGCAAGTAGGCATACCACAAGTAGCACAAATAGGACAATCATTAATACAAAGCAGTGACAATTACAATCAAGGATTTATTTACACATCAGTTCCGTTTACCAATCTAAATAAATTGCCGGGTATACTATATCAAGATTTTAGATCCAGAAAAGGATATTCTACAAGAACAGCTACGGCTATACGATTGGATGGTGCAGCTGCAATTGCTCGATCAATTGGCTCAGGGCTTGGTAGCGACTACACCGGTGCTGCTAAATCATATTGGCGAGCTGGAGCATATGCTGCTGCATCTGCAGCGCCTGGAGGAGCATATTCAGTGTTCAACCGTGACGCTAATGGAAAATTTGGATACGGTTGGGGCGATCATGGAAATATATATGCATTAAGAAATGATTTTACTGCAACCAGTCACGTGGCTACTCGATGGGACTCAGTGAAGAATAAATGGCAGCCAATACGCAATCCATTGGCACAAGCAACTCCATTCCGTGGAGACCGAGTTCAAGTTATTGATTATCGGAAATCTGTTAACCTTAATAAAATATATCAATGGAAACAGACGGTATTTGGAATGGCGGTAGATGAGCTCGGACAAACGCAGGATTTTATAAAATTCTTTTTTACTGGGCCGAAATTATCGCCCGGACAAAATCAAGCGGCTGGTGACGCCGGTCCTACCGCAGTAGCATCAGCCGGCACTACCACAGTAGCAGCAGATGACGCAATTGTGTTCCGAGCAACTATTGATAGTGTGACTGATACATTTTCACCATCATGGACACCGGTTACCATGATTGGCAGAGCAGATCCTAATTATCATTATACGTCGTATTCTAGAAGTGTAAGTATTAATTTTATAGTGTATGCAACAGACAGAGATGAAATGAAACCCATATGGAGAAAACTCAATGCACTAGCAGGATATACCGCGCCAACATACAATGGAAACGATATTTCATTGGAAGGCCCATGGATTCGATTCACACTTGGAGATTTATTCTTTCAACAAGCAGCTGTTATTAATAGTTTAACATACACATTGCATGACGGAGACACAACCTGGGAAATTAACATAGAAGATGATCCGGACATGATGCAAGCTCCTAAAAAAATCGCAGTTAATATGTCACTAAACATAATAACAAATGAATTGCCACAAAAAGGCGGAAAGTTTTACACGTTGGCTAAAAGATTCGAAGCCGATGATCAAGCAAAAGATGGAAATGATAATTGGTTGAGTGATATGAAAAAGAATCTAACACCGCCACCGGTTAAAGCGGGTAATAACACACAGCCAGACGAAGCCGATTCACTGCTCGGCCAAGTTAATCCTGGCGCTACAGAAGTAACGAATATAACCCCAACAGATGGCCAGGATCTTACTTGGTTTAGTACAAGCTAAAAATAAAAAAACATGTCAAACAGATACAGCAACACCCCAATCAGCCGAGACGAAAACAGAAAACGTCGATATGGAACATGGATCATATCAATACCACCATACAATTCAAGTGATTTGTATATACAAGTAACCAGTGCCGATCGATTAGACATATTGGCATCTAAATTGTATGGAGATCAATCTTTGTGGTACATAATTGCCGCAGCAAACGGCTTAGGCAAAGGGTCATTGGTAGTACCACCAAACACGGTTTTACGAATTCCATCTACAGAACAAACAATTAGTTTCATTAATTCAATAAATACACGGCGATGAGCGATATATTTTATTCACAACTAGACGAACGTTTACAACAAGAACTTGATGCCCGGGCGTCTGCTGGAAAAATAAATAGAGGTACCAATGCTTTAAATTTCATGCTAGGTAAAATTGCCAATGTAGAAATGACAGCATACTCATCATCTGCATATACTACTCAAGTTGGGCAAACACTTGGTGGAAGTGAAACCAGATACAATCGATTTTTACCGGGTGGATTTTTAAAAGAACGATCTATAACAACTATAAACAATCAAATTGATTTTACTCAGTCTGACTATGTTGCAACTGCAACGGATCGATTCACGGATACGTCAAAGCGAATACCTCCAATAATTACCTCAGCTGAAATCAATATTGGCGATCATTCAATGGGATTATTGAATAAAGCATCTGTGAATATAACCGTCCCAAATCCTGGTCGAGATTTAGAGTATTTTGAATCAACATGGATGCGACCCGGTCGTTATGCACGAATAAAATTTCGGCATCCTGATTCTGCCTTGGCTGCTGGCGAGTTATATTTAACTGACAATATATTACCAACATATAAAAAACTACGAGCGCGATATCCAAAACTTACTCAGCAAGATTTCAACGAATTCAAACGAATTAATCAAGTAGTATTTGATGGCCTAATTGTTTCTTTCACATTAGACTATCAACAAGACGGATCTGTTCAAGTATCATTGCAACTAACAGGTACTAGTAACATCTATACCGATGTATCACTATTAATAGATACAGACAAACCACCTAGCAATCAGATACCAACAAATAAACCAGGTAATAATGCGGTTATAGTAGATTATAATGCCAAAAAAAACACAAATGGAACAAGTGTTAATGAATCTACCAGCAACACAGATCGCCCACCAAACGATATATTTGATCAATTAGAACAAATTGTGGATACTGCAGTGTTAGGACAAACATTGAGTAATGAAATGCGTTTGCAAGGTAAACAGCAATTAAAAAATTTAGCAGAAGATGATGCAACTATCATTGATCAATGGGCATTATACGGAAAACCATATGCAACTGGATCTGCCGAATACTCTAGATACGTAACATTGGGATATTTGATTCGGTTCATTGATGAAAATGTTCTAACTAAATTAGATACTAGTACTGCTATCATATGTGATTCTTCTATAACAACCGGG